CGGTTCGCCACCATGATGGCGATGGCCTGGTGGGGCATTTACGCCTTCGGCCCAGTCTGGGATAGCGCAAGTGATGGGATGGCAAAAATGGTGAAAATACTCAGTTTATAGGCTTTCGGGCCTAAATGGGATAGGTCTTTTTTGACATGAATCTTGACAGTCTGTTAGACACCTTATACAATAGTGGTCAGAAAGCAAATATGACCATAGGGGTGTCTTATGCCAAGAAGGCCAGGATGGAAGTATCCGGGCAACTGCGAAGTCTGCGGGGGCCCACTAAACAAGGGCAAGCGGTTCTGTTACGCTACTTGCCGGGAAAAACTGAAGAGTCAGCAGGCCATGGCGGCCAGGGTCCTTTCGCCCTGTCCTCAATGCGGAGAGGATTTTCACCGTTTCCCTTCGGATGTAGAGAGGGAAGAGAAGAAATTCTGTTCCAAAGCCTGCTATCTTGCTCACCGGAAAGCCAACTTTGTTCCAAAGACGGTGCCCCGGGTATGCAAGCAATGCGGAAAAGATTTCACTATGCCTTTTTCTTACCTCAAAAAGGGCAGGAATCTTGGCCAATATTGTTCTCGGAAGTGCTGGAATGAGTATATGCGGGCCAATGGGGGAACTCATGGCGGAGAAGCCAAGGCTGCTTGGGGTGAGGGGACAGGAATCTTCACCGACGGACAAGGCTACATCCATGAATACGACCCCGCCCGCCATAAGTTCATCCGGCAACATCGCCTGGTTATGGAACGGCTACTTGGCCGCCCCCTGGAGAAGGGGGAGAAGGTTCATCATAAAAATGGCAAGCGCGACGATAACCGCCCTGAGAACCTTGAACTTATCCTTGGCGCCCATTTCTCGGGCAAACGGGTTAAGGACGTTTACGCTCGGGACCTTGAACGCCTTGCGCTTGAAAACCATAAACTCAAACTTCGGCTATCCGCTTTGGAGGACAAGGAGCGGTGAGCCGGGAGGAATAACACCATGATGTACGGAGAAGAAAATCACGTTTTGAACCGGGTCCATTCGGCTGCGACCGAGACTACCGCCCTGCCTCTGGTAACAGGGGCTGCGGTAATTTTCACCAGGGACACGTTCCTGCCCGGAATGGTGCTGTATTGGGGCTATAAGCCCACCGTCACCTTCGACTATGACACCTTGACCGCTCAAGGCATCCTGACCCTGTGGCGCTACACCAAGACCATCCAGACGGCGGTCCTGGGCGACGCCGGGGGTACAGGTTACGCTGTAGGCGACCTTCTGAGTGTTACCCAAGCGGGGGCCTCCGGGGGCATCCTGCGGGTTCTCACCGCCCCGGCGGGGGTTGTGGCCACCGTCGAGATCGTCAATGCCGGTATCAACTACCGGGGGGCGGCCAACCTGGCCACCGTGGCCATGAACGGTTCCGGCAACGACGGATTCACCGTAACCATTACTGACCGGAAATCCCTGGATACGATGAAACTGGTGGATGGTTCGGTTCTCGGCAAACTGTATGTGCGCCGAGTACCCAATGCCATCGGGGATGCTTCTCCGGCTGCGGCCCCGCCCGCCAGTTATAAGGCCGGGGAGCAGTTGGTGGTGGAAATCACCACCGCGGCCACGGGCGGCGGTGGCATCGCTGGCGACTTCCAGCCCTTCGTCATCGTCCAGAATCGGGGCGAGAACTTTGCCGCCCAGAACCTCTGGGTTGAGGGGACCATCGGCGCCGTCGTGAGCCCGGCGATTCCCAATTATTAACCTCGGGAAGGGGTCGGGTTAGCCTGCCCGGCCCCCAACATCAAGGAGAGGCACTATGGCTGCAATTACTGCTGCTGACATCACCGTCACCCTGAACCTGGAGGACGTTGACCGTTCCCCGGATGTTGGGATAAGAACCTTCCCTATGATCGTCTTCGGGGATGGGGCTTTGACTTACCCGGCCTTGGGAATCCCCATGCCAGCCATCGGGAAGTTCGGCTTCAACTTTGCCATCAAGCGGGTTTATATCGAACAGCCCGCCGATGGTTATATCTACTCTTTCGACCGGGCCAACCACAAGTTGCGGATTTTCCTGGGTGGCGCCCATGCCCATAATCTGATTGTCGCTGGTAACGGCACCTATCCATTCAATGCCGAAATCGGGGTGAACACGGGCAACGCTGCGCTGTCCAGCAATGTCGCAAACGCCGTGACCGTCGTTGGCGGCAATGCTACCAAGGGCGGGGTGCAAAACAGCGTGGCCGCCGCCTTAGTCGAAATCGGAGCCGTTGCTTTGGCAGCTACCACTCTCTACATGGAGATGGTGGGAAAGTAGTATGCGAACCACCAAAAAAACGGTCTTTACTCTCAATCTGAATGGGTATGCGCCAGAGATTACAGCTTTGACTTATCCGCTGATCGAGGCGTATGCCCATAAGATCGGGGCGGATTTCCACATCATCAGCGAGCGGAAGTTCCCGGAATGGCCCGTAACCTATGAGAAGTTGCAAATCTTTGAACTGGCCCGGGAGATGGGGAACGACTGGAATATCTACATCGACTCCGACGCCCTGATCCATCCGGATACGCCAGACTTAACGGCCCTGCTCCCCCGTGACACCGTGGCGCACCATGGGAAGGACTGCGCTCCGGTGCGGTGGAAGACCGACAAATACTTCCAGCGGGACGGGCGGCACTTTGGCACCGGCAACTGGCTTACCGTGGCCAGCGATCTTTGCCTGGACCTGTGGCGGCCCCTGGATGACTTGACCCCGGCTCAAGCCATTGCCAATATCTTCCCCACGGTCTTCGAGAGGATCAGTGGGGTAGTGAACCGTTCTCACCTCATTGATGACTATGCTCTGTCCCGGAACATCGCCCGGTTCGGCCTCAAGGCCACCACCTTCCGGGAGATTTTCTCCAAACTCGGGTATAAGGAAGTCCGGGATGCCACCGGGCACGTGCTTCAAAATGAAGGCGGGTACTTCTTTTTCCACCATTATTTGTTCCCATTGGACCAGAAAGTGGTACAGATGAAGAAGGTTCTCAGGAATTGGAAGGTGGTGGAGCTCATGGGATACGACTTCTATGAGACCCCCGTGGACAAGGCTGAGGAGATTCAGGGGTGGATGACCCGGAAAGAACTCGAATGGCTCTATGATAAGGCCAAGACCATGGAGTCCGTGGTGGAGATCGGCAGCTTTAAGGGCCGGTCCACCTTTGTCCTGGCCTCCGGCTGTAATGGCGGTATCGGCAAGGTCTATGCCGTTGATCCTTTCACCGGAATGGCCGTGCCCTCCAATTTTGCCGGGAAGCCGACCTTTAACGATTTTATCAAGAACTGCGGCCATTTCAAGAACCTTACGGTGGTTAAGAAGACGAGTCTGGAGGCCGCGGCCATGGATGTCATCCCGCCCGAAGTGGACATGGTATTCATCGACGGGAACCATGACTACAAGGCCGTGATATCCGACCTGTCTACCTGGGCGCCCCGGACCAAGAAATTGATCTGCGGGCACGATTTAACTGACCCCAATTACCCCGGGGTGAAACAGGCGGTCTATGAATACTTCGGGGCCGATGTTATTACGCCTGGCCCGGACAGTCTCTGGGCCGCTTATTCGGGCGACGATAAAAACTAAGAAAGGTGGTTTTTATGGGCACTATGCCAATGAAAGAAGATGTCGGGCAGGAAATCTACACCCGGGACCACGGCGTCGTGAAGGTGGCCAAGAATTCCTGGCAGGACGGCCGGTATCACATCGTTCTGTGCCCCAACGGGGCCTACCAGCACATCAACGGTTTGCCGATCAGCAATGAGGCGGAAATCTATGAGGCCTTTGGGCGCAATGAGGACGGCACCTGCCCCAATGAGGAAGCCAAACAAAAGTGCCTCAACTGGTTCAAGAACCGCCATGAGCAACTGGCGAATCCACCCCGGCCTATCGGGTTTCACAGCGACGGCTATCCTATGTTCGCTGATGGGTCGGTGCCGGACTTTGACGACTTATACGACTACTTCAAGCCGGGACCGATCCTGACAGCGAGTATTGTTGCGCTCCAGCGGTACAATGAACGCAAGGGCACCGGGGCGCCTCCTAAGAAGTTGAGGAAAGCTGCTCCCAAGTCTGTGGAAGAAGTAGAGGTTTCTCCGGCTCAGGCTCAGGTTGTAGCTCCCCCGACTTTTAACCCGGAAAAATACAGTCCCAGAGCTCGTCAAGAGGCCAAGACTAAGGCCAAACGGGCAGCGGCAAGGCAGGCCAGGGATAAGGCGG